TCGGTCGTTGGCTGAACCAAACATACCCAGGAGTACTTAATAATGATAGTAGCCAAAACAGTAATACCTAATCAGTATTGGATCCTACGGCAAGGTGATGCCAAAGTCGGTAACATCGAAGCCGGCCCAGATGGGTTCCAAATCAAAATCAACAACGTTATACAACAATACAAATCCATCAAGACTCTTAAACAAAAAGTTCAAATCGACTTTGAACCGGTTGAGAAGAAAGCTGCGCCTGTAGTTGATAATGAAGTTAACGGGTTCCCTACTACCGGGCGCCCATACAATGCCATCTATGATGTCAAGCATCAGGTACCTCTCTGGACACGTGAACCCAGATCCAAGTCTTGGTTTGCTGCTGGATGGTATCGTGTGCGTACCGGCCGCACTTGGCAAGTGGTCCAGAGCCCCAAGTTGATTGTTCTACAACGGTATGAATACAAAGGGCCTTTCCGCAACGAAGTCGAGGCACAGACATGAGTATTCATATCAACAAATTTATCGATAAGATCAAGGCCACCGAAAGTCGTAACCTGCGAGATTTCACAATGTCCATGAATGACGCCCGGGATCTGCATGCCGACATTACCAAACTGCTGTTGGCTGTGCAGGTACTGCAAGAGCGAGGACAGGTTGCCGCTGCGCAGATAACAAACGTTATATCAGTTGAGGTCGAGGGTGGTACCTTTTAGCCAGTGAAATTCGCTCATAAATAAATGTAGGAGTTTATTGATGAGCCGACCCAGACCAACTGTACTTGTTGAAGTAACTAATCGTAGTACATACAAGACCGAGCAAGTATTAGCAGCTGAAGGAGTCTGGGCTGTATTCTTTGACCGCCAGCCCATCAACTTAAAAACCAGTAACCTACTGGTGCAGTACCCGGGTCCCAAGTATAAAAAAGTCAGCTTCCCTAATCAAGGGCATGCTATAAACTTGGCCAAGAAGCTCAATACACAGTTTAAAACTGACAAGTTTTCGGTAGTGCTGTTGACACAAGGGGAGCAGATATTCCCCAATGAAAAACCGAAAACTTGAAATAGTAAACAAGCTGATTGACTTGGTTCCCGAGGCTCGTCGGGAGACAGCCAACCGGGCCATGGTCACTTGGTGGGCGAACATACGCAGCACTGGTGGCCTCAGACTTACGGATCATGGATACTGTATGCTGCATGATCTCCTGGAGATTGAGTCTTGGTCAGTTGCAATTGAAGACCCACGTAAAACTTTAAACCAGCAGTTCATGCTGGCCTTGGATCAGCGTCTTACTTGGCCTTACTACATAAGCCGAACCTGTGTGGTGTTCTTTAGCAGTCGAGACGCTGTTATGGCTACTCTACACGGCGACCTTCGAGCTTGGATTGACCTAGTCGAACCCCGCAATCAATAATCCTTAGTATGTTTACCGTTTTTCTTTGGCTTAACATAATTTGCTTTCATACACTAAAAGAATTTGATTTTTTAATATTTTCATGTTCCGTTAAAATTTGAAGATTATTTTCTACATGTAATCCACAAACTAGTGGATGGTTAGATGGAATAATGTGATCTACTTCGTGTTTAATACCGGTTTCATAAGTAAGCTGTTTTGCCTTTTTATAAATGTTCCTAATTTCTATCACATTTGCCCAGGCAGGCATTGACTTATCTCTTTTTTTTCGCCTTTCGACTATGTAAGACGACCACTTTGCTTTTTTCTCTAAAATAATAATCTCTTCTTGAGTTAATGAAGATTTTCGTATTTCTGGACCAGGGCGTTTATAAAAAATAGAAACTTCGTCTTTCGTACACGGCATGCCCAGTGCAATTGATAGACGTTGTTTTCGAGTTAATTTTGGCCCCACGAATTCTCTTTTAAATTTGGCGTATTCTCGTGAAGTATTCATATAATTATTTATGGTAGAAATATATCATGGTTTCTACTTAGTTTAATAAATACTTTGTAGGACATAATTCTGCATACTTAACAAAGGACACATCATGTTAGCAATCTTAATCAAATTTTTCGATCGTTTTTTTTCATCGGCAAATTATTCAAATGAGCTTGATAGGTTCGTGCTCAGCAAAAAGCCGACCTCGGTGATAGAAATGGAATACTGGGTCAAAGAATACGATCGCAAGATGACTCGCGGCCAAGGCTGGATACTATGAAGACAGTAATCAAGGCCATTTGGAACTTTTTAGAAGCATGGGGAGAGATCCGGGCTGCTCGCCATATAAGCAAGCTGTACTAACTATCATGAAATCCATAACAACCACCATGCTAAATATGCTACAACGGTTGGCTGAAATGTTTCCAGATAGCTCTTATCAAGCACGATTAGATGCATACCTAAATTCTCACGGAATTATCGATTCCATGTAAACAGCAGCTGACCCTTTTGACTTTAAGGGCACAGCAAGCATGAGACAATTTCTAATATCGTTAGCAGTAGCGATTATTGCCGCGACAGGCACACCCGGCGCAACAGCCTGGACACAACGTGCCCCACAAGACCCACAGACTTGTAAGGTTCATGCTCCTTATGGGTTCCCACAGACCACAGGCGTACAGCCAATTTGCCGGCAAGCCTATTTAGTAGGGTATGATGCAGCAGCCAAGCTGCCTAAATATGTAACATATGAGTTACTTCCACAAAATGCTCTTGGCTGTGTTGCCCGCACTAATGCCTTTGCCACCGATCAATCAGTCGTGGGGGGAGCCACTGCTGCTGACTACGCGGGCACTGGCTACGATAAAGGTCATATGTCACCGGACGGAGATCTATCTTGGGATGTACAGGTAGAGTTTGAATCATTCTTGATGACCAACATGAGCCCGCAGGCTGGTTCCCTGAATCGTGGCATCTGGAAATTGCTCGAGACCAGTATTCGTGGATGGGCCGTTCAACGTAATCAAAGCTACACGGTGTACGTGGGCGGGGTGTACGATGCGAAGAATATGAAAATTGGATCCGGGGTTGTGGTCCCAAATGGTTACTACAAGATCGTAATCAACAATCAAACCAACGAGATAGCAGGATGGGCATTCCCGCACATGGCTCCGTACCCTAACTTGGGCAACGACTTGACCAAGTTCCGTTTGCCTGTTACGCAGATTGAAGCAGCAGCAGGTGTGCAATTTGCATTCCCTAAAACTGCGGTTGAGTTACAGCCCGGCACCGAGTGGCCTGTGAACTTTGGCAAGTTAACTCAAGCCAAGCGTCAAAAATGCGGCGCCGCAGCGGTTGACAATTAATTCATCCTGTGCTATACTGGGCACTTGATCGAAGTTCTTCGGGGCAAGAACCAAAAGTTCAGCGGTCGACCATTAATTCATCCTGTGCTATAATGGTTACATGGTTAGAAAAAAGCGTTCAGATCGTACCCACATTGTGTATGCTTTAGTTTCAGGCAGCGACTTCTATATTGGGGTCACTGCAAAGACTGAAACTACTGTGCAGAAGTCAGCGCAGACTCGTTTCAACAAGCACATCTATCGCTCACGCAGCGAGGACAAGAGCTGGCTGCTGTACGAAGCTATGCGCAAGCGGGGCACTGAAGCCTTTGCAGTTCTTGTGATCGACGTGCTGCGCGGCAAGGCTGCTGCTCATGCTGCTGAACGCGAGATGATTCGCGAGCTTGCACCCAACCTGAACACTGATGTGCGGGTGCGAGCAAACGGTTGACTCGAAATGGCACTTGTGCTATAATGTTTTTACTGTAGCAAAACGGAGCAAGAAATGATGTATGCTAACTATCGCAAGCCTGTGTATGCTAACTATCGCAAGCCTGTGCAGCGTCAAGCCAACCCTGAACAAGTCCCGGCAGTGGATGCACTGCGGGCCGTGCTGCCTGCACTGGGCTACGGCGACGCCAAGTTCGCAAACGACCTGCTGGGTAACTTTGTGCAATGGGGCCGGCTGAGTGAAAAACAATTGCACTGGGTCGAGACTCTGACTGCTCGTGGCCTTGCTCCCAAGCAGGCTCCTATCGCGCAGGTCACAGTGGATTTCAAGAACATTCAAGACATGTTCGACCTGGCCGGCAAGACGCTCAAGCGCATCAAGGTCAAGCTGCAAGCTGTAGGCGGACAGGCCGTGGTGTTTAATCGTGCTGGCCCGATGAGCAAGTATGCCGGGCAAGTCATGATCACAGACGGCTTGCCCTTTGGCGAGAACAAGTTCTTTGGGCGGATTGATGTTACAGGCGAGTTCTTTGCTACCCGTAACGCCACGCAAGAAGTGTGTGAGCTGGTGAAAGAGTTCAGCGAAGACCCAGCAGGAACTGCTGGCAAGTACGGCAGGCTCACAGGCGGCTGCAGTTTTTGCAATCATGGCTTGAAGGATGATCGTAGCACTCAAGTTGGCTACGGCCCGGTGTGTGCCAAGCGTTTTGGATTGGTTTGGGGCTAAGGAATTACGGTTGACACGAAATTCAACTCGTGTTATAATGTTTTTACTGTAGCAAAACGGAGTACGAAATGGCTTATGTGACCCAAGCAACCAAAGCGGCAATTGCACCCAAGATCAAGGCTATCCTGAAAAAGTACGGTGTCAAGGGATCGCTTAGTGTTCGCACTCATTCCACGTTGACGCTGACTCTAAAGTCCGGAGCTATCGACTTCATCGGCAACGGCAACGAAACTTGCAGTCAGGATCCGTACCAATCTGCAAAAGGTTTCAAGCCCAACACTTCGGGGTCCGAACAGGTTAACCCCTATCACTACGGTAGCCACTACAGCGGCCGGGCCAAGAAGTTCATGGCAGAGGCCCTTGCTGCCATGAACACTGGAAATCACAACCGCAGTGATGCAATGACTGATTACTTTGATGTGGGCTGGTATGTTGATATCAATATCGGCAAGTGGAACCAGCCCTACATGGTGCAAGCTTAATAATAGGAGAGTCCAGCAATGCAAAACGAACTCGACAATCGACTTTTTGACAAGTATCCGAAGATTTTTCGTAATCCCCACACCGTGCTGACTCAAACATGCATCTGGGGATTTGAAATAGATAACGGCTGGTACAATATTGTCGATAAACTGTGCAACAATATTCAACGCCACATCGACTGGGGCCGGAAAGAACGTGCCCGAGCTTTGCGATTTAATCGAGCACTAAAGCGAGCCATTGCTGGAGATCGCACCAGCATCACTAATTTGTATTTTGACAATCGGGCAGTTTCAACTGATCATTGGATCAGCGATCGCATCAATAAACAAATTCGGGATGCCGAGTACAGGGAAGTTCCCGAGATTGTTCAGCAGGTGGTGGCTATCCAAGTAAAAGAAAAGTTCGGGACCCTAAGGTTCTACTACTCAGGTGGTGATGAGTTTGTGGCCGGCCTGGTAGATATGGCAGAATCCATGTCCGGCGTCACTTGTGAAAGATGCGGCACTCCGGGCGAGCTGCGCGGCAGGGGTTGGATCAAGACCTTGTGCGAACAGCATGCACCCCAGTCGGTTGACCAATAATTCCCGTTCTGCTATAATAGCTTTATACAGTTAGCAATTAGGAGCAAAAGATGGAGATCGAAACATTGGCGATAGAAATTGCACAGCTTTCAAACGTGGA